ACCCATTAGATATTGTAATCCCACTGGCGTTTTTATCCATATGGAATCCTTTACTTAAATATGACCACTCATTCCCATCAATATCACAAGATGAACTTGGGTTTCGTTTACCTTTGTATTCGTAGTAACTACCATCGAACCCAAAACTATTTGATATACCCAAATAAGTTCTTCTAACATTATCACCAGCTTCGGTAGTTGCGTCATCGTTACCATTCGCGAATCCAAATGGTGGATTAAAGAATACTTCACCCGGGAAGAAATATTTAGTTTTAATAATTGGGAATGGTGATTTAGCTCCACCATACTCACGGAATTTATATCCGTCGAAACCACAAGGTAGTGAATCGGTAGGAGCGTCCTCATTGATCTCAACCATTATATATTTTGAGTTTAATTCATACTCACCATCTAATGTTCCAATCTTTTTAGCTACAAAGCTATTTTCGTTTGGATTCATGGAACAATTTGTAAACTTTTCAAGAACCACTGGGTTTGAGTCTGTGTCAAAATAATCCCTAACTAAAATGTCAAATGTTAAATTGTTAAATGATATATTAATTATTGAAATCTTAACCTGTGTATTAGCTGCGTCACCGTCAGATATTGTGTAGAATTTAAATAGATTATAAACTTTTGTACCTCTTAATTCTGATACAACCCAAGGGGAATTAGCTGATTGGTATCGATCTAAATACCACCCAATTGAATCTAATGTCTCACTTTGTGCTGAATCTAAAGAAATTAAATTAGAACTGATACCTCTAATATAACCCTTTCTAAATCCAAAATTTAATAAAGACTGAAATCTTTCTTCCAAAAATACAGGAACAACTCCTTTAGGTTTACCAAAATTATCAGTACCAAATACTTTAGTTACATAGTTAGAATCTGATACACTAAACGAAGTTTCAAATGTAAAATTAGTACCATTATCATTTGTTACATTAACCACAAATGGTAAGTAAGGATTTTTAGTAGCTCCAGAATAAGCTCCAGATAAATTTAAGGTTACATTATTAATATTGGAAACTTCATACACAGGATTATTACCTGATGTGTATAACGCCAAACCTCTAGATCTTAATGTACCTATTACTAAATCGTCATATTCAGTGTATGATGTTCCGGTATATGTATATATTACACCAATCAATGAACCAGTATAACATTCCACAATTACTGGTTGTACAGTTGTGGTTGTGGTTGTTGGTAATGGGGTAACACAAGGGTCTGTGGTGGTTGATGTGGTTGTGGCTGGAATTGTCGTTGTTGTCGTTACCGGTGTTACATTTGTTAATCCAGTAATATATGAGAAGAATGAAAATCCTGAATATTCAGTATTACCATTATTATCAAATTGTGAATAATACCAAGGATCATTAAATGGTGAATTCAAATCACTATCATCTAATGAAACACTAGGTACACCATACACATTTGTTTCAGCTGTAAATACAGGGGATAATATATTATAATCCTCAGTATCTATTGATCCAAAATAACTAACAGTTGTTTGTTCAGCTAAAAATTGATCATTAGCTCCGATAACACTGTATATTAAATCATTTAAATAATCGTTAATTGTTGACGTAGACCCGTTAAATTGCTCAAATGGTAAATTTAATTTATCTAGAATTAATGGGTCAATACTCCCAATATCAAAAGTTGCTTGACCAGTTGAGTTTGTACAAGCTGTAAAATTGAATGTGTATCCAATTTTTTCGTACTCATTACAAGCCGGTAAACAATCCACAATAACTGGGTCAACACAATATCTACCAATTGTATTTGGGTCAACATTAGCTTCAGTTGTGATTGACCAAGATGGTCCAGCGTCATATCCTGATAAACCCAATACTCTTGTTACAAACAATTGATTTGATTGTTGTAAATAAGCTTTAGCTATGTAAGCTGCTTCATATTTAGGGATTTGTGTGTTTATAAATTTTTCGGGTGTTGTACCCCCAAAGTAAGTTTGGAATTCGTCATAATTTCTAACGAATATAGGTTCAAAAGCTGGTCCTTTGATGGTTTCACCCACGATACCTAAAGTGGTAACACCGACACTTTGAGCCACAAAACTCAAATCAACTTCAGATGTATAGACTCCAGGTGATACAAATACTTTACTGTTAGTAGCCATTTTCTATTAATTGTTTATTCTTTTATTTTAATAATAAATATTGACGTTTTTTGTAAAAACTTTACTTATTAAAAACTATTTATATATTGGTATGATTTTTTTCTACCTTTTTTCTACCATGGATAACAACAAGAAAATAAAGAACTTAAAGATATCACCAGAAGTACACTCAGTGTTAAAAAAATACTGTGATAAACGTGGAATTAAAATGTATAAATTTTTGGAAAATTTAATACTGGATAAGTGTAAAGAAAAAAAAGATATATATGGGGAGAATTAGATTAATTCCTCATTAAATATTAATTCAGATGACTGAGAGTTATCTAATTTTGTAACAACGACCCTAACAATATCACCATTATTGATTTGAATTTCCGTAATATCGTTACCATAAAAATCATCATTTATAAAAACCTGATATGAATCCACATTTTTATCACTAACATAGTGTAGATTAACAACATAATCATAAGTCTTCTCATTAACAATATTTCCAATTGGATAGTCAAACACTGATGTACCTGGAACTGGGGGTACATCTTTTCTTGGTTTTCTTCTTTTAACTTTTGTATCTGTTTCGTACATTTGAAAAACTCTAGTTAAAGCTGGCTTAACCTCAAATTCATCTTCGTCAATTAAAAATCCAAGTAATGTAAAATTGTATTTTTGAATATAGAATTTTCTTTTTTCCATATCCATAACTGATTCATCTTGTATGTCATCATTAATAATTGGAATGTAATGTCCTTTAATTACTTGGTACGCTTGTCTGGAAGCGAACTTCTCAATAACGATTTGGTTGAATTTATTCAATTCCCTCATCCTGTTACACACTATAGCTACGGTATATTTAATATCAACCGGTACTGGTTGTGGTATTTTATAAATGTCCATCCCATGTCTTTGCCCATCCCAAGTCGGAACCTGTGCGTAATAGTACATTCTTCTATTTGGTATATTGTACAATGTGGAGGGGTTAGTACCAAATTTAACTTCTGGAGTTCTTATTACTGTAATAAATGGTGGTTCGGCGTTTTTATCTATATTTTGGAAATCCCAAGATTCGGTAAACTGAGACCAATTCTGTGTTGTTAATAATATGTCAACCATTGGTACGACACTACCCTCAACCACACACTTTAACTCATCACGTACAAAATCCAAAAACCCACGATCTAAATCAGCGTGTAATAAACTTTTTGGTAGGTAAGTACCATCCATAGAAATCATGTCAGCTATCTCATGTCTTCTAGGTAATAGAGTTTTCTTATCAATAAGATCTATATTCTTCTTTATCTTTTTAGGTAATCCCATTTTTATAATCCTCTAAATTCGTTAGGTCCAACTGGTGAACCAATTATTGTTCTATAGAATGGTTTGTAACCTCTATAATTGTGTTTTGTGTCAGAAACCACACGACCATCGTTTACTACCGTGTAGTATCTAACAAAAGTTTCACTTTCATAATATCCAATATAGTCACCAAAACTAATATCAATTTCTAGATCCTCTAATGTTTTTTGATAAACAGAAACTGTAATATTTCCAGGTTCCATCTGATCTATTTTAGTCGTACCTAATGATTTATTTTCAGGAGCTGCTACACCAACATAAGCGTTAAACTCAACCGGTGGTAAAAATTTTATACCATCAGATACTGTTTCACCATATACATCATCCGTTTTTGTTTTTGTTCTATCAATACGATATAATATACAGGTGAAATTCATATCCCCAACTAACCACTCCTCACCCATAGAAATCTCAAGGTCATAATCATTATCACCAAAAAACTTTCCTAACCTTGTTATTGGAATTTTATTCGACATTGTCAACTTTTTATTGATAAATATTAAAATTTTTGTTATTTTTAAAATAAAGAGTATTTTGAATATCGACCAACATTTAATAGAACATAAAGCTTTGGGTCTACTCGATGTATATTCCGGGTCGAACAACTATATATTATTTTTAAAAAATAAAAAGGATACGAACAAGAAGTTTTACCCCACAAGAACCCAAGCGGAATACATTGTTAATTATTTTAACACCACACCTAAGGTTGCCAGAAAGTGGGTTGATCTGGATTCATACTTTGCTCAAAAGTTTTCAGAAGAGAGGTATTTGTTAAAAGTTCCAGAAAAAGTTTACGTTGAAAAACTTCTAGTCGAAAAGGATAAATCATACCACATTTGGGCTAAATTTTTTGAGGAGGACCAACTTAGTGAATTCTGGGTACCTAAGTCATCTTTAATTAAATCACAAACAACGGAAAAAGTAGAAATTCATTATTCAAAATACTCACATCGACCCCCACTGTCACACCAAAAGGAAGCTATTGAAAAACTTGTTGGATCCAAACGATATATTTTAGCTGATGATATGGGTTTAGGTAAAACAACCTCAACAATCATAGCTGCACTTGAAACTGGTGCCAAAAAAATATTAATTGTATGTCCAGCTTCATTAAAGATTAATTGGCAGAGGGAAATTGAAAATTATTCAGATCGTAGTGTCTACATCTGTGAAGGTAAGAAATTTTCAATGGATCACGATTTTATCATAGTTAACTACGATATAATTAAAAATTTTCATGATACTAA